CCAAAGTAGCTACGTGTTCTCCAAGTCTTACAAGCAGGGCGAGGAGTGGAAAAACACGCAGTATCTAAACCGCGCAGATCTTTGCGTAGCCAAGGAGCTTATCTGCAAAGCGCTTGCGGCTGACGAAATACAAGCTCAGGCAGCGTCAGCTAGCAAGGTGTCAGGCTCAAACTTAGGAGATGACGACATCCCATTTTGATTTGGAGATTGAATGCTTCCGACGGGCCCGCCGCTAGGCCCGCCTTGCAGGGTTAAGGGTGGTTAAATATGCGATCCGACCGTTCCCGTAGCGGCACTTTTTAGGAGTTAAAAATGCGTAATTGGTTAGTTCTAATCATTGGGTTGTTTATTGGCTACACGGCTGCTGAGTCGCTCAGCAATGCTGACGCACACGGCAGAGAGTCATGCGAGTGCGCAGAGCTTAGGACCATCAGACAGATACTTTTAGGGTGGGGACCGCCATCAGTGCCCCCCATGCCTACACCTACGGGAACGCCAAACGGAGGACCTTTAGAATGAATTTTTGGGGTGTAAGGGGGCAAATTATCGGAATGCAAGAAGGCAAAAATCCTGGTTTTCCTGTAGCTCGTAGCTACCGGTTCTCCTTCAGGTTCTAGCATATCCGGCCCCCTCCCCCACCCTTTTTATGGATATACCGAAACTGACATTGGCCAAGAATTACGACCCTCACAAGCTGAGGGAGATTGTGCGCCACGAATTTCACGTCACTGCCTCGATTGGCTGGCTTGATGTGCTGCTGATTGGTTGCTCTGTGTGTGTCGGTTTTCTACTTGGCGCGGCTATTTTTTGGGTGATTGTGGCATGATTTACGGTTTGGACTATTTAGGACTGGCGCGATATCCGCGCATTGCAGCTAGGGACCATCCTAAAGGCTGGGCGGCTGGGTGCTTTGCGGAAACCTTTGGAGATGCGAGAGAGGCGGCAAAGGAGCTTCTAGCCACTGGCAGAGTCCCTAAAATGCGCGTGCACCTGCTCTGGTCAGATACGCATGAATTCGGTGACAAGGATATGGCAGCGCTTCAGCGCCTAGCTTCTCAATGGGACGAGATAGCAAGAGGCCACAAAAACACCGCGTTTGAACTATCGCCTTTCTGTGAGCACAATCTAAAAAACCCTGACAAGTACTTAGACTGGGTTAAGCACTTTGCCCCGAGCTGTACGCCCGTCAACACCCCATGGAACGGGGCACTTTCCAAGAAGTACAAGAACGAGATTCACGGCACTAAGAAAGAAGCGCTGAAGGGAAACTACAATTTCTCCTTTGACGGCGATGGCTGCGTAGATGCCGACAGCACGCGCATCAAGCGTAGGCACCGCAAGTGCGATACCTTCTACTGGTGGAGTTATCAGTTTAACCTCAGAAAGAACGATAACGACCCAACGCCACGGCCTGAACGCGAGGCAGTGCCTACCCCCGATCTCATTGATTCAATCATCTACCTCAGAAAGCAGCGCGGGCAGGTGGTGCTCCCCAAGGGCTGGCTATGGAAATCACACGCTGACCAGCACGAGGCCCCCATCCCTGAACCACGCGCTTTCAAACCAGTAATGATAGGCCCGCTTAAAGCCTCAAAGCTGGAGGTGTGCGCCTCTAATGGGCAGGTCATTTGCACCATGCCTTACTACGGCCCTTTTGCTGACGGGCGCCACCGTTACTACGCCCCAGCCATGGGCTACCAGCTGGCAGAGAAGGCCATTCGGATACAGGGCTCAGCAGTCTGCAAGGTGTTCGCAGATGGGAAGCTTATCGGGCGGATTAATCCAGCTTTCAGGGAAGGGGAGTTTCGGTAGTGGCACGCCTCGAAACCACAGAGTCACAGATTCAGTCAGCCTACTTCGACTGGGTGCGCATCAAGGAGCTGCAAGACCCTCGTTACTCGTACCTGTTCAAGGTGCCGAATGAGACACGCGGAAACTATGGATGGTTACGGAAGCTCCAAAAGGAAGGCATGGCCAAGGGTATGCTTGATGTGCTCTGCGCTTGGCCCATGCCCCCTTTCTCTGGCTTAGCTATTGAGTTCAAGCGTAAGGGCGGGAAGCCAAGCAAAGAGCAAGAGAAGTGGATAGCTAAGCTACTTGCCGCGAAATGGTGTGTGGTTGTGTGCGACTCAGTGGAGCAGGGGCAGTTAGTCACAGAGAGCTATTTCGATTTCTGCAAGGATACCCGTGGAACCATTTGAAGACATAGCAGAGCGCAGATACCCAGAAGCGGTATGGATAATGGGAGAAGGCCCTTTTGCAGTGCTCGCGCATTGCAAGTCTCTCAAGGTAACGCTTCACAAAACACGTGAAGACGCAGAGAGGGCAAAGGACTGGATTGATGACATGGCATGCGGCGGCGGGTGCACTAATGACCATGAAATCATAGATCTAAATGAGCATGAGAGCTAACTAGCTAACAAGATTGAACAAGTTATGGGACAGGCAAAAAATCCAACGGGCAAGGGTGGTTTTCAGAAAGGCAAAAGCGGCAATCCTAGCGGAAGGCCAAAGGAATTAGCAGACGTGAAAGCGCTCGCAAGGGTGCACACACCTCAAGCGATTCAGACCTTAGCAGACATCTGCCAATTCGGAGAGAAAGAATCGGCCAGGGTAGCAGCCGCAGAGGCGCTTCTAAACCGCGCATGGGGCAGACCTGAACAAGCTGTTGAGCTATCAGGAAAGGACGGCAGTGATTTAATTCCTCAGATCATAGTGACCATCAAGCAGCCAAATGAGCAATGAGGATAAGCCAACCTTACGCTTTGACCTTCATACACGGCAGGGGCAAGCGTTTAATAGCCCCGCAACTGAACTTCTTTACGGTGGCGCGGCATCAGGTGGTAAGTCATTTTTAATGCGGTGCAGCGCGATTTTGTGGGCGCTATCGGTACCTAATATAAACATCTACTTATTCCGGCGGCTTTACGATGACCTGATTAAGAACCACCTAGAAGGCCCCACGGGATTCAGGGCGCTGCTTGCGCCGTTCCTTAACGCTTCACACGCTAAGAGTCCGTTACTAGCTGGTCGGCTAGCTGAGATAGTTCAAGGCGAAATCAGGTTTTGGAACGGCTCAAAGATTTTCCTGTGCCATCTCCAGCATCAGAAGGACATTACTAAATACTACGGTGTTGAGATTCACTGCTTACTGATTGAAGAGGCTACGCAGTTCTCTGAATTCATGATTCGGTTTCTCCGCTCCCGAATGCGTATGCCTGAGGCGCTCAAGATTCCTGACCAGTATATCAAGCCTAAAGAGCTATGGAGGGACCCGGAGAAAAAGGAGTATCTGTTCCCAAGGGCGGTATATACCAGCAATCCGGGCGGCATAGGACACGCCTACATCAAGCGAGCTTTCCTAGAGGGCTTCAAGCCTTATGAATTACACTATGCCCCGGCTGAGGATGGCGGCCATCTCAGGCAGTACATACCAGCACGGGTAGATGATAACCCATCAGTGGACCGCGACAGGGTAAAGGAGGGACTTTCTGGACTACCTCCCGCGCTAGTAGATGCGCTGCTAAATGGTAACTGGAACGCGGTTATAGGCGCCTTCTTTCCTGAGCTAACAGCAGATGTTCATCTTATCAAGCCTTTCCCTATCCCTCATCACTGGATGCGCTTTCAAGCTATGGACTGGGGCGCATGCGGAGAGGGTGACCCCTTTGCAATTGGCTGGTGGGCTGTATCTGATGGGTGCGTTCCCTCTATCCCGCGCAATGCCATTATTTGCTATCGGCGCTGGTACGGCAAAGGGCTGCCAAAGGTGACCGTGGGCACGGTAGCTGACGGAATAATCGAGAGAGAGGCTAAAGACCCCCCTATTATCTACCGCGTAGCAGGTGGCGACATAGGCCAGGAGCGCGGCACTGGGCCAAGTCTTAAAGAGCTATTCGGGCGGCACGGGTTACACTTTCAAACCGCAGACCAAAGGCGCGTCATGGGCGCGATTCAGTTCAGAGAGTGCATAGTAGGCAAGAACGGCAGGCCAGAGATTTACTGGTTTGACGAGTGCGAGCTTGAACTAGAAACCGTGATGAACCTACAGCACGACTTAAACAACCCGACAGACTGCACGCAAGCAGACGATCACTTCTACGAAATGTGTCGTTATGCGGTGATGTCCCGCTCCTGGGTATCAGACAAGCCAGCTGAGGAAATACCCTTGGAAAAGGCGTTTAAACAACCTACAATTGATGAGCTTTGGGCGCTGCACACAGAACGAAACAGGCAGCGCATCTAATACTCCTGCAAGAGTCTTAACTAGGATCGCGTAGCAAGGCGCTACGCATGCAAGACAAGCAAGTAAAGGCTAATACCCCTGAAGGGGTAGTGCTTAAGTGGCTTAAGGAACTCTCGCACGTACGCGACAGCAACGAACAAGAGCGTTTCGAGCGCAATGGCGAGCGCATTGTAAAAGAGTACCGCAACGCCTCCAGCCTAAACGACACAGGCACGTCAAATCTTCCAGCCTCCCGCGTCATGTATAACGTGCTGTGGAGCAATGTTCAGATCCAGAAGCCTCTACTATACGCGAGAACACCTAAGCCAGTAGTTCAGCGCAGGCATAAGGACGCAGACCCCATAGGGCGCTTAGCGTGCAAGATAGCTGAGCGCGCTGCAAGCTTTCATATCTCCAGCCAAGAGGACAGGTTTAATTACGTCATGGACGCAGCTGTCGAGGATAGGCTGCTCCCTGGGCGCGGTGTTGCGTGGGTGCGCTACGATGCAGATTTTGGGACTAACTCAGACACGGACAAGACATCAGGCAACGAGCTAGGCGAGGGCTACGAGAAGACCGAAACGCTTGAGCAAGAAGAGGCAGAAGGCACAGAGGATGCAGCAGAAAGCACCGCAGCCCCTGAGCAGGTAATGCCTAACTCTGAGCGCGTAATATTCGATTACGTTCACTGGTGCGATTTCTTCCACTCCCCCGCACGCAATTGGTATGAGGTTCGCTGGGTAGCGCGCCGCAGTTACATGAATCGCAAGGAGCTTTGCCAAAGATTCGGTGAAGTGGGCCACAAGGTAGAACTAACAGCTAGCCCCACACAGAAGCGGAAGAAGAAGCTAACCGAGGATGAGGCAGAGCTAGTCTTACAAGCTGAGATATTTGAGATATGGGACCTTTCTACAAAGATGGTCACCTGGGTATCAGAGGGATACAAAGAAGCGCCACTCGACCAAGTGCCTGACCCGCTGAAGCT